TCATCTTAATAACTTTATCCAATTCGTTTAAAGCATCTCTAACCTCTCGAACTGATTTACCGATTTTTTGTTTTGGGGTCATTGATTCGTCATTTCTCCAATTATGATATCTACCCTCATCTACTTTCATATATCCACCAGCTTGTGCAATCTTTTTTTCTTTTTCCTTATCTTTTTTAGATTTAGGTTTAGATTGAAACATATATGGAGTTTTTGGAGGCCCTGCTCCACCATCTAAATTACCAGTGACAGAAACCTCTTCCATCTCTTGACGAATAAGACTTCTAATTAATTCTTTTAATTTATCTCTTGTGGACATTTTTTATCTCTTTTACAAGTTCATAATATCTCATTAAATTTAAAACTTGTTTTTCAGTAACGACTTTACCTTTAGATATGGTATTTATCTGATTTATAGCTTCCGATAGTTTTATTTTGGTGATTTTATCAGAAACTTTTGGTAAATGTTTATTGAGTTCTTTTTTTGTTTTTATTACTTCTCTATCAACAAACTCTCTTAATGAATTTGTGTTGGAAATATTGTTGATATAATTTTTTAGTAAACCTTTTTGTGACTCGTTAAGTGATTTATATTTACTATTAAATTTGTCAACAAGTATTTGATAGGCTAATAATCGTAAATCTTTGTCTTTTTCTCTATATTCTTTTAAGAAATTTTCTTTTTTAGATGTGGTTTTCTTACCAGATATACTTTCTAAAACGGTAAATTTAGAATTTACAACATCCTCAACATCAAATGTGTCAGTTGTAGATTCGGCTT